TGGTCGATAAATGTTGCTGTTGACATAATTAATTTTCCTTATTTCTTATTTATATTGAAAGCATACTTGTTTACCGCATCATGTAACTGAGGTGTTAATGATTCTTGTGTGGAACCATCATCAGTTGTATTATCTACGGGTTCTGCTTGAGCATCAGCACTAGTTTGAGCAGCATTAGCATCGCCACCTAAAACTGGTGAAGCACTATCACCTTCTTCTTCAATTTCTGCTTGCATTTCTTCAATTTCTTCTTCAGTCATACGAAGAACATTTTTCTTGATCCACTTAGAAGAATAGTAACGGCCAATGAATGGGTCTAATTGAGTTGCAGTAAGAACTCTCTCACGCAACACTTCAGCCTCACGCATTTCGGCAAAGTTATTATCTTTCTTAAAGTCGTAATAGATGGCTTCTTTGAAATCGTCCCATTCTTCAACAGAACAGATACCTTTAAGAGATAATTGAATTCTTAAAGAATCATCAAAAATACGAGAGAACTTATTACGCAATCTTTGAATGAACTTACTGAACTTAACCTCATCACGGGTTACTTCAGTTGTTTTGCCAACACCCATAATACCTGCACCAACTTGTGGGTCAAGACGAGAGATTGGAACATTTAAAGACTGTAACAGTTTCTTTTGGAAATACAGAACATCTTCCATTTGGCCTAAGTTTTGACCAGGTGGAAGTGTAGTAATTTCTGTACCTCTTCCACCTTCTCTTCTTGGTAACCAGAAATCTTCAAGCATTGAAAGATGTTTTCTTTCATCACGAACTTCTCCTGTACTTGCATCATAAACAAGCTTATTACGATACTTGATCATGATATCACGCAAATACTGTTCTGCTTTTAATTTAGGAAGATTACCTACGTCAATATAGAATACTCTACGTTCTGGCGCACGGGAAAGACGATAAATTACAACAGCATCTTCAATCATTCTTAATTGATTTAATGCTTTAATTGCTTTGTGAAGATAAGAAACAACCATTACGTTCTTACCATCCATCATACCAGAATTGACATTAATAACAGAATCAGGAGCAATTCTTGATCCTTGATTAACGGATGCTGTATATGATTGTGCTGCTAATCCTCTTTCATTAAATACATAATATTCCGAAACTGCTTTAATTGTTTCTAGACCTGTTTTAAGATCACGTTGTTTTTGGACTTCACGAACTTTTCTGATCTTTCTTGGATCAATAAAACGTAATTCTTGAATACCTTGTTTTGGATTACTTTCATCAACAACTGCATGATAATATAATCTTCCATCAACATACCAACGCTTGAAGATTTCATCACCTAGATTTGTGAAATTAAGCATTCTCTTGATGCCATCAAATTCATCACGAATTTTCTTTTTGATGGAATCTGGTTGATTTAATTTGTCAAGATTGATACTGACAATCTGTCCTTGTGGATCCAGTGTGAAAGCTTCTGTAACAATTTCTGTAATAGCTTGATCACATTCTGGATGTAAAGACATTTCACGATATCTGGTAATAAGCTCAATCTCATTTCTGACTGAACCTTCCAGATCAACATAAGTGCCATAATAAGCACCTTGTGTGATGGTAATAGCACCATCTTCTATTGCTGGTTGTGGAAGCGAAAATACAGGTTGCTCAGGTGGAGTCACCTGAGTTAAATCTTTTTTACCTAAACTAAACCCGAAAAGTTTGAATGCCATTGGTTTTATTCCATTATAAAATCATAAAAGAGGGGAAAATCCCCTCTTCTATTTAAACAACACCAGTTTCAACGGATTCCCACCATTGATATGATAATGTCACACTAAATTCTTCAATTGTATCATTTGAACCCCAATCAACATCAATTGGTGCTACATCTGTTGGAAATACTCCAATAAACTTATATTTCTTTAGAGTATCACCTTTCTTGCCGTATTGACGAACTTCACTATCAACAGTATAAGCATTTGGATTGAATGCAAGTGGATTACGCACGTTAAGACTATGACTATTTAATCCATTCATCCAACGCTCAAAAGAGTTACGGATCTGGAAATCTTCATCATTGATAACGGTTACTGTCCAATCAGCAAAAGTTCTATTTCCTACAAACTTTAGTTCACGACCAAAGTATTGAACAGGCACAACACCTACTGTGGATCCAGGTAGTTGTGCTGTTCTGCACATAAATGTCATTTTTTGTGATGCATTTCCAGGTGCTGCAAAGTTAGGAAATGGCATAACAACTTCAAATAGATTTGGTCTTGCACCATCGCCCTGCATTTGAGAGCGGAATTCATTTACATTGAAAGCCATATTGGTTCTCCCTCTCTCTATTTATTAAAACTTACCAACAATTTCATCAAAACTTACACCTGTACGAACGGCTACAAAGTTAAGTTGAATGAAATTGATTGAACGTGCAGGTTTGATATAGATATCGCCAACAAATTGATTTGCATCAATAACTTGTGATGTATTATTTGTTGTATCGCAAACAACACGATAATCGTAGATACCACGACGACCTTTTACATCGCGTAGGAATGGTTCCACAATAGAAACAAACTGTGCGCGAGTGAAATCATCATTGAATTCAAATAATGATGAACGTGCTGCTCTTGTAATAGATTGTTCAAGAACAATGAATAGACGGCGAACATTAATTCTATCAAATGCGCTTGGACGACTTAACATTGTCTTATCACCATAAAGAAGAGTACCTTCTCCTGGGAATGTAACAACTGGATTTACACCATTCTTGTAAAGTGTATCACGATCAGACTTTGTTGGATTCCATGCTAATTTAACAACATTAAGAATCTGACCTCTGTTGAAACCAGCTGGTGAGAACCATGGATCACGTTGTAAATCTGTACGAACGCATAGTCCTGCAACATCACCGTTTAGAGGTATCCAACGATATACGTCATTATACTTGTCATATTGATACTTCCATCCGCAATCCATTACTGCGTATGAAGATGATGTTAGCGCATTTCTAGTAGCTACAACGCTTGTTGCTTCTGAACCTGCATTATTAACAACATCTGTTTGTGCTGGTGAAACAAAGACCATAACATCTTTTCTTGATTCTGCAATAGCAATTACATAATTTACTATTGTTGAATTATCTGTCTTTTGACCCATCATTAGAAGTGAAGAGTCATTTGAATCTGCGTTATTGAATAGATCCCATGATGTTTGATAGTTACCAGCGGTTGTTGCTGCTGTGGCACCGTTTGCAAGATTTGAAGTATTAACTGCAATGCTGGCAAATGTGGTTCCTGATGCTGTAGCACCCCATGATGTGTCTAGATGCTTACCCCACCAAATATATTTGGAAGTATTGTTAATAACATTGACATAGTAATTACTGGTTCCGTCTGAATTCATAGCATCTGAAGCTTTTGATACGAATCCGAATTTTTCAAGAACTGTATTTGCAGTTCCAGTAAATTGTCCTAGACGGTCAATAACAACAATATGCATTTCATCATTTGCACCATTTTTGTCGCTAACGAATGTGGATGTGCTTGGTGCTGAATCAAAAATTGTGTTACCTTGTGCCCATGTTGAAAATGTGCTATTATTTGAGCATACACTAACTTGTAGTGAATTACCAATAGCACCTGGATATTTTGCAATCCAATATTCTGTAGCACCTAAGTTTGAAATATTATTGTAATCATCAAGATTCTTAACTTGACGATTAGCTGCTGTTGTGTTGCTTGTTGCATTATATGTCCCTGAATTTGCTGTACGAACAAATCTCAGATCATTACCATATGTAAGAAAGTTTGCGGCTGTAAAAAATGTTTTATATGTATTTGCGTCAGGTTTGCCAAAAACACTTACAAATCTATCTTCACTTGAGATAGAAATAACCTGATTTACTGGACCCCATACAGCTTCGCCCACTAAACCACCTACCGTAGTAGCCACTGCTGGTACTACAGTTGTCAAATCTACTTCGGAGACATTAATTCCTGGTGAAAGTTGAAATGCCATCTTTTAATTTCAACTAGCCGCAGATGCGGATTGTTGAAATCAAATAATGGCATGTTCAATCCTAAAAGATAATGATTATCATCATATAACGGTAATGGATTACCTGCAAAGGTGTTATTGATTCCACGAACAATCTTATATTGTTTATGATGGGCTTCCTAGAGCAGTATTAGCTGCAAGAGAAAGAGCGGTGCATCAAC